AGTTGGTGAATACTATGAACTTAGTCAAAAAGGACAACTAAAATTTGTGGTAGGCAATAATGATGAACAATGGGATGAAATGGAAAGTGTTATAGAACAAATGAGAAAAGCAGGTGTAAAATGGCCGGTATGGGTAATGCCAGTAGGTGCTCGTTCAGAAGAACAAGAAGCAACTGCCGGTGATGTTGCGGCAAGAGCATTTCAAAGAGGCTACAACGTAGCGGCAAGAGTACATGTTTATCTATTTGGAAACGCAATAGGAACGTAAAGGAGTTGATATGAAAGATATCATTAATAAGATAAAAGGTCTTGGTAAAAAGAAAGAGGAAGTTAAAAAACCTCTTAGTGCTGAAGAAGAAAGAAGAGCAGTACTAGCCAAAGAAAAAGAAGCGGCATCTAAGAAAGGTGAACCTTGGGTTGGTGTATTGGATACAAAAGTAAATCCAGATAACATTAAGAATGGGTTTTTTGAGCTTGATTGGAACAATGAATTTATTGAACAATTACTCGATGCTGGTTATACAGGGGAATCAAATGAGGAAATCGTTGATTCTTGGTTTAAAACTATAGCTAGACAAGTGCTTGAAGATGGTGGTGAAGATCCAGACAGAGGTGCTGGTTTTATAGACACTACCAAAATTGATGAAAAGAAAACAAAAGTTTCTTGACAAATTACACAATAGAAAGTATAGTAATACTATGACTTACATATTAGTAGATACAGCAAATACATTTTTTCGAGCTAGACACGTAATACGTGGAGATTTAGAAACTAAAATTGGTATGGCATTACATATCACGTTAGGTGGTATACGTAAAGCATATCAGGACTTTGAAGGTGCTCATGTTGTTTTCTGCTTAGAAGGTCGTAGTTGGCGTAAGGATTACTATGAGCCTTACAAAAGAAATAGAAGTGATGCTCGTGCGGCACAGACAGAAAGAGAACAAGAAGAAGATAAAGTGTTCTGGGAAATATTTGATGAGTTTAATAAGTTTGTAAGTAACAAAACAAATTGTTCTGTACTACATCACCCTACTTTAGAAGCAGATGATTTGATCGCAGGTTGGATACAAGCACACCCTAATGATAATCATGTTATTATATCAACTGATGGTGACTTCGGACAACTTATTGCTCCTAATGTAAGTCAATACAATGGCGTACAAAATACTATTATTACACACGAAGGATACTTTGATGATAAGAAAAGATTGCCTGTGATAGATAAAAAGACAGGCAAAGAAAAGCCTGCTCCAGATCCTGAATGGTTATTGTTTGAAAAGTGTATGAGAGGTGACACAAGTGATAATGTGTTTAGTGCTTATCCTGGTGTAAGAACAAAAGGCACAAAAAATAAAGTAGGCTTGTTAGAAGCATACGCAGATAGAAAAAGTAAAGGATTTAATTGGAATAATCTAATGTTACAACGTTGGATGGATCACAAAGGAGAAGAACATAGAGTTCTTGACGATTACAATAGAAATGTTGTTTTATGTGATTTATCAGCACAGCCTGGTAACGTTAGATCGATTATAAACGACGTAGTAGAAGATGCTATGGAACAACCGAAAAGCATATCACAAGTTGGATTACATCTTATGAAGTTCTGTGCTAAACATGACTTACAGAAGATAGCAGATAATGTTCAACAATATGCTGAACCACTACAGGCAAAATACTCATAGGAGGCAAACATGATAAAAGCAAAACCAATACTAAAAAACAAATTTTGGATTATAGAAAACAATGGTCAAAGAATAGGCACATTATCTAAGCAAGAAGATAAAAGATATATGTATAGTTGTGCTACTGGTACTGAATATTTTTCAGATACAAAAAGTTTCAACAGTTACATAGGAGGAGTAAGCTGGGATAAAACAAGTATTTCAGATGCTGACTCTGTTATAAAAGAAATACACGGCTTTAGTACTTCAACTAAACCACACAATGTAATTTATAATGTACAGAAAAAACTTCCGCTTTTTACAAAAAGTAAAAAGTCTAAAAGTTTATATTGTGCTGGATATTATATAATTAAGTTTGACAAGGGTTGGGTAAGAAGTTTTTGTCCTAAACTTGTTACTCTTGAAACCTATGATTACAAAGGACCTTTCAAGACTGAATTTACTATGAGAGAGGAACTTAAAAATGCAAACAAAAGAAGCTATTAATACAATTCCTATACAAAAGTTTATCCAACAGGTAAAGATTGCTGATTCAGGTCAGCATAAAGAAATTAGGATGAATATACAAGAAGCAAAAAATCTTATGTTTTCTTTAAGCACACTCATTGCTAATACACAAGGCAGGCTAGAACAACTTATTGTTGATAACAAATCAACTGGTGAAGAGACTGTTACAATAGCAATGGACGGTGGTTCTGAATGGAAATAAACAGATAGTTTAACCTAAAAAGAGATAAATATATACGTATATAATTTGAAGGATACGTATATGAGTAGACCAAAACCTACAGTAATATTAGAGAACATAGATAAGAACAATTACAAGTGTGAACAAATACTAAAGGCAGAAGCAATATGGGCTGTCTTTTTTAAAGGCGCTCCTTTTAATTTAAAAACCTCTAATGCTCTTACAAATTACCCCGGACCTAAATATAAGAAAGTTTCTTTTTCAAATCCAGGCCATGCTCATAATCTAGCTAAGAAGCTAAATGAGATGTTCAAGTGCGAAGACTTTTCCGTGTATAAACTTACAAGTGGAGAAGTGGTAACGGATGAATGAACTGGAAAGAAACATACACTAAGATCTTCCTAAAACAGGCTGATATTGCAATTAGTGAAACATCACTAAAGCAGTACATGCCTCTATGGTGGCAAAACACCAGAGGCAAAACACAAGGCGGATTACGTCTTACTGATGATGGGTTTGATTTTCTTGCTGAAAGAATAGATCTACAGATGTATGAAATACCGTTTCCTAAAGATTTTACCATGACTACCCAAACTGTCATTTTTTTAGACCAATTCATAAATTGTCCATACTATCTTGGTAACAGAAGTATATGGGTAACGGATGAAAAGAAGTCTATGGAACTACATCTTTTCTCAGGTGATCTCCGAAAATATGGGTTAGTGAAAGCAATCGAACGCCAAAAAAAATAATATTTTGGTAAAAAAGAGGTTGACTTTTACCTAATTGATGCTATACTGTATACATAGTTAGAAATTAGGCACTGACACAAAAAGGAGTACAAAATGGAAAATATCGCACTAAGAACAGTTAGTCCGAACGGAGCCAAAAGAAGCATCCGTAGGGCATTCAAAAAGAAAAGACCAATTTTTATATGGGGACCTCCAGGCATTGGTAAGTCTGAAGTAGTTCACCAGATTGGTGATGAATACAAGAAAGCTCTTGTAATAGACATTAGACTTTCATTATGGGAACCTACAGACATTAAAGGTATTCCATATTTTGATAGCAATGCTGGTACAATGGTTTGGGCACCACCATCAGAGCTTCCAGACGAAGCAACTGCTAAAAAATATGAAGTAGTTATTTTGTTTATGGACGAAATGAATTCTGCTCCGCCGGCAGTACAAGCGGCGGCTTATCAGCTTATATTAAACAGACGTGTTGGCACATATCATTTGCCAGATAACGTTGTTATTGTTGCGGCTGGTAACAGAGATGCTGACAAAGGTGTTACTTATAGAATGCCTGCTCCGTTGGCAAACAGATTTGTACACTTAGAAATGAAAGTTGATTTTGAGGATTGGTTACAATGGGCCGCCGAACATCAATTACATTCAGACGTTGTAGGTTATTTGACTTTCGCAAAGAAAGACTTGTATGACTTTGATCCTAAAAGTCCAAGTCGTTCATTTGCTACACCGCGTTCTTGGTCATTTGTTTCCGAATTACTCGAAGACGATGATGACGAGAATACCACTACCGATTTGGTAAGTGGTGCCGTAGGAGAAGGACTTGCCGTTAAGTTTATGGCGCATCGTAAGGTTGCTTCGAAACTCCCTCAACCAATTGACATCTTAGATGGCAAGGTAAAGGAGTTAGAGACTAAAGAAATCAGTGCCATGTATTCCTTAACAGTCTCTTTATGCTATGAACTGAAAGAAGCCTGTGATAAAAAGGATAAAAAGTTTGATACGAAAGTTAATAACTTCCTTAGATTCGCAATGGATAATTTTGATACAGAATTGGTTGTAATGGGTATTAAGTTAGCCCTCACACAATACTCACTACCAATTGACCCAGATGAGGTTGACTGTTTCGATGAGTTCCATAACAGGTTTGGTAAGTACGTAACTGCGGCTCAAAGTGCATAATAGCACTGGGAGTTTGGGCGTCTCCTTAAAAAAACGCCCATTTTTTCACTTGACAAATGATGAAAAATGTTGTATATTAAATATATAATAAGGCAATACGGAGAGGCACATGACAATAGATACTAAAGGATTTGAACCAAAAAAGCTCACAAAAGAAGAGCTAGAGGTAATGAGAGCAGACGTTGCTGATAGAATTATCGTAGCAAGAGTTGGTTTATTACTACGACATCCGTTCTTTGGTAATATGGCAACTAGACTTAAAGTTGAAAACTGTGATGCTTGGTGCCCTACTGCCGCTACAGACGGTAAACATTTATTTTACAATACACAATTTTTTAATGCTCTTTCTAACAAAGAAATAGAGTTTGTTATAGCACATGAAATACTTCATTGTGTTTTTGATCACATTATAAGAAGAGAAGATAGAGATCCAGAGATATACAATATTGCTTGTGACTATATTGTAAACAATACATTAGTCCGTGATAAGATAGGTGATCCTGTAAAAATGATTCCAATATATCAAGACTGGAAATATGATAATTGGCAATCAGAAGCAGTATACGATGATATTTACGAAAAGGCTAAGGAGAACGGCAAAAAGTTCTTAGAACAAATGGGCCAGTTACTTGATGAACACATTGATTGGGAAAAGAAGCCTGGACAAAGTAAAAAGGGTAAAGGTGGAAAAGACAAACAACGTCCATATTACACAAAAGATGAAATGAAAAAGATTAGAGATCAGGTTAAAGAAAACATGATTTCTGCGGCACAATCCGCTGGTGCTGGTAATGTTCCTGCTGAGATAGAAAGAATGATAAAGGAACTAACAGAACCTAAAATGAACTGGAGAGAAATACTTAGACAGCAGATACAAGCAACTATAAGGAACGATTATACTTTTAGTCGACCTAGTAGAAAAGGTTGGCATACTGGTGTTGTATTACCAGGTATGAACTTTGATCAACAAATAGATTGTGCTATTGCTTTTGACATGTCAGGTTCTATCGGAGATGATCAGGCAAAAGACTTCCTATCTGAAGTAAAAGGAATTATGGATGAGTTCAAAGAATACAATGTTAAGTTGTGGTGCTTTGATACTGCCGTATATAATGAACAAGATTTTTCCAGTACAGACGGAGAAGATTTTTCAAACTACCAACCAATAGGTGGAGGTGGTACAGAATTTATGTGTAATTGGGAATACATGAAAGAACATGATATACAGCCTAAAAAGTTAATTATGTTCACAGACGGATATCCTTTTGGTAGCTGGGGTGAAGATGACTATTGTGATACTGTATTTGTAATACATGGTCATCATGATAAGAACTTTACTGCTCCATTTGGAATAACTGCCCATTACGAGGATGCCTAATAATATATGAAATTACAGTACAAACTGAATCCACAGGATTATTTTAAGTTAAGAAAACTTAATCATCAGTCGCCTCATTTGGCTGTTATTGATTTACCATTAAAATATAATATCCAAAATGCTATAGAAACGTGGATAGATTCCAATCTAAAAAACAGATATTTTATTGGAAAAGCAATAGGCTTAACCAAAAATAATAGCATTGATCAAGTTCTTAGAGTAGGATTTGAGGATCCAAAAGAGCTGTCTTTTTTCGTTTTAGCTTGTCCACTTTTGAAGTACAAGTAAATACTGAGCAGATAATTACTATAACAAGGAGTATAAAATATGTCTGAAAATACAACTGTACAAGGTACAAAACCCGCAGAAGCACCTACTGGAGCACCAGCCCAAGGCACACCGCCAACTGGAGCACCTGTAGAACTAACTGTACAAGATCTTGGAGTAATCAAATCCATTATCGATGTTGCTTCGCAGAGGGGTGCTTTTAGAGCAAATGAAATGGAAGCCGTTGGCAAAACTTTTAACAAACTTGACTCATTCCTTTCAACTGTTCAAAAGGCAGAAGAAGAAGCAAAAAAAGCCAACGAAGGAAAAGAAGAGTCTAAAGGAGACAAATAATGGCTGATATAAAACACGTAGGTAGACTTAAAGCAAACCAACGAAAAGTTGTTGTCGCTTACAAAGTCATTCCAAATGAGGATCCAGCAGTAAGTGCATTGGTAATTGATACGGCAACATTAGAAGATGCTGACCACGATGCTTTAATTAATGCTGTTCAAGGTAACGCAGGTCAGACAGCATTTGAATTTGCTGAAGTTATGGCAAGAAGCACATTACCTGATGGTTCGAACATGTTAGCTAGATTCCATGCTACTGGAAAATTAGTTAAAGTTCCGCACACTTCAGTTGAAATGATGCCTAATCCAAATGCTACAATAGGATTAGATGAATTGGTTAAAATTATTGCTGACCAAAGAGGCACAACTGTCGCAGGTCTGGCTATGAAAAATCCAAACGAATTGCCAGAAGGCACAACTATTACAGAAGCTGGTTCAGTAAACGAGATGCCAAA